TCGTCCTGTTGTCGCCTATCAAGCTGATTCCATGCCTGGTCGTTTCTGGGGTCGTGGTACTGCTGAGAAGGGCTACAATATGCAGAAAGCTATTGACGCTCAGATCCGTAGTCACTTAGATTCTTTAGCGTTAACCACTTCTCCAATGATGGCAATGGATGCTACACGTCTACCACGTGGTGCTAAGTATGATGTACGTCCAGGTAAGAACCTCTTAGTCAATGGTAATCCTAACGAGATCATGATGCCATTTAAGTTTGGTACGACTGATCCTCAGAACTTCCAGACTGCTCAGAACTTCCAAGCAATGCTCCTCCAAGCTACAGGTACAATTGATAGTACTGCTATGCCTGGACAGGTAGCTGCTGGGGAAGCGTCAGGTGCTGGCTTATCTATGGCTCTCTCAGGCTTGATGAAGAAGAACAAACGTACTCTAATTAACTTCCAAGAGGACTTCTTAATCCCATTCATCACCAAATCTGCCTACAGATTCATGCAGTTTGACCCAGATCGTTACCCAGTTAAGGACTTTGTGTTCTTGCCTGTATCTACCCTAGGAATGGTAGCTCGTGAGTACGAACAACAGCAGATGATGGGCTTAATGTCCACCTTAGGAGCACAATCTCCTATCGTTCCTATGCTATTACAAGGTGTAATCCAGGGTTCTAGTATCTCTAATCGTGAAGAAATCGTAGCAGGACTCCAACAAATGAGTCAACCTGACCCAATGCAACAGCAAATGCAGCAACTTGCTATGGCTACAGCTCAGGCTACCCTACAGAAGACCCAAGCAGAAGCTGCTAAGGCTATGGCTGAGGCTCAGAAGGCTGGAGCTCAGGCTCAGGCAATCCCTGTAGAGACCCAAATCAAGGCTGTAGAGGCTGCGAATAAGCCACAGGGTGCTGACCCCTTCACCCAGGTAGAGAAAATCGCTAATTTAGCCCTTAAAGAGGCTGATATCATGTCTAATGAGCGTATTGCTATGTTACAAACTGCTACAAAAATGCAATAAGTATTGACAAATTGTAAAAAGTATGGTATAATATAAGTATATATTAACACAATAAACTCTCCTTGTCAAGGAAAAAGAGTATGAACAGAGAATTACAGGATTATTACGAAGATCGCTTCTCAATGATGTCATCCAAAGGGTGGCAGAATTTGATTGAAGACATAGAAGTTATGCTTAGCAGTACTGACACCATTAGAGGTGTGGATACTGAGCAACAGTTATGGTTCAGAAAGGGAGAAGTCTCTATCATGACCTGGCTAAAGAATTTAAGAGAGTCAAGCACCGAAGTCTACGAGCAACTCCAGAAAGAGGAAGACAATGCCGAGACGGATGTTTGAGTTTTCATGTAAGAATTCACATATCACCGAGTCCTTCGTCGATGTTGACACAAAAGAAGTTCGGTGTGGTGAGTGTGGCGAGGTAGCTACTCGCATTCTTTCCTCTCCTAGGTTGGGTTTAGATCCAATCAGTGGAGATTTCCCTAGTGCTACGGCACGATGGGCAAAGATGAGAGCTGAGAAGCTGGCATTGGAAAGAAAAACAAAAGCTAATCACGGCTCGTAAATGGACTCTTGACCACCGAGCTATTTTTTAAATGTCCTAAAATCGCATTGCGACAGGAGAATATACATGGCTGCAAATTTTATCGAACTGCCCGAAGTAGACGCTAACGAGAAGTACGCTGATCCAACCAAAGAAGAGAGTACAACCCCAGAACCTGCTGAAGAAATAGTAGGACAAACTGAAGAGGCTGCTCCAGAAATACCTGAAAAGTATCGTGGTAAAGCTCTTGACGAGATTATCAGGATGCATCAAGAAGCCGAGAAGTTAATCGGACGACAGGCACAAGAGGTTGGTGAGAATCGTAAACTCTTAGATCAATACATCAAGCAACAACTCGAACAGAAGCACGACACACAGCCAAGTAAAGCACAAGAGATTGATTGGTACGAAGACCCTGCTAAGGCAGTAAATCAGGCAGTAGCGAACAACCCAATCCTAAAGCAATTGCAAGAACAACAGGCTCAACAAGCCCAAGTAGTTGCACTGCAGACGATTGAGAAAGCTCATCCTGATTATTTAAGTGTAGCACAATCTGATGACTTTGCTTCTTGGATTCAAGGATCAAAGGTACGGATGGAATTATTTGCTAAGGCAAACAACTACGATGTAGATTCAGCGTTAGAACTGCTAGAGACTTACAAGTCAATACGCAACGTCAAACAACAAAAAGTAGAAGCTACTAAAGCTGCTGACGAATCGCTGAAGAAGGTCGATGATGAGAACCGAAGCAAAGCACTTAAGACTGCAGCCGTCCAACAAGGCGGTACTGGAGAGTCAACAAAACCTGTTTATCGTCGTGCAGATCTTATTCGCTTAAGAATGCAAGACCCAGCTAGATACGAAAGCATGGCAGATGAAATTCTACAAGCTTACGCAGATGGTAGGGTTAAATAACTTTAATTTAATTTTAGGAGATTTATAAAATGGCAGCAGTCGCATACCCAGGTGGATCAACATCCATCGTTAATAAAACCGCAGCAGATAAATTCATTCCAGATATTTGGTCTGACGAAGTAATCGCTGCATATCAGAAGAACCTAGTATTGGCAAACCTCGTCAACAAAATGACGATGCGTGGCAAGAAAGGTGATACTCTTCATATTCCTAAGCCAACACGTGGTGTTGCAACAGCTAAAGCAGCTAACACTGCAGTTACCATCCAAGCTGATACCGAGACCGAAGTAAACGTCAGCATTGACCAGCACTTCGAGTACTCACGTTTTATCGAAGACATCGTCGAAGTTCAGGCTTTGGCATCCCTCCGTCGTTTCTACACTGACGACGCTGGCTATGCTTTGGCTAAGAAAGTTGACGACACCTTGTTCCAATTAGGTAAGTCTTTCGGTAACGGTGACGCTTCTGACTGGACACACAGCACCAGCTATTACATCGACGTATCTACTGGTCTCACAGCTTACGCTGAAGACACTGTAGTTGCTGCTGACGTATTCACTGACGCTGGCTTCCGTGCTTTGATCAAGCTCATGGACGATGCTGACACCCCAATGGATGGTCGTTTCTTTGCAGTTCCTCCATCACTTCGTGCAGCTATCATGGGTATTGATCGTTACAACAGCTCTGATTTCGTTGATGGTCGTGGTGTAAACAACGGTCAGATCGGTCAGCTCTATGGTATCGATATATATGTAACAAGCAACTGCCCAATCATTGAAACTGATGCTAACAACAGCGTTGGTGGCGATGTTAAAGCAGCTATCTTGGCTCATAAAGATACAATGGTTCTTGCTGAGCAAATGTCTGTTCGTTCACAGACTCAGTACAAACAAGAGTATTTATCTACTCTGTACACTGCTGACACCCTCTACGGTGTTAAAGTAGTGCGTCCTGAGACTGGCTTTGTATTAGCTGTTAACGGCTAATAGTAGTTCCTAAGACTCTCCAGCTTCGGCTGGGGAGTTTTCTTTAAGTGCATTCGAGGAGTGTATTTAAACAAATATAGGAGATAAATTTTGGCTATTTATCGTGGTGCAGGTGGAGCAGGTGACGCTACTAGTGACGCAGCAAGTGAAGTACTCTTAGCCTTAGCTGCTAAAGACGCTGCTGTTGCTGCAGAAGTGGCTGCTGAGACTGCTCAAGCAGCAGCACAGGCTTCAGCAACTACAGCATCTACTGCAGCAACTAACGCAGGTACTTCTGCAACTGCCGCAGCAAGTTCTGCTTCGTCGGCATCATCTTCAGCTTCTAGTGCAACTAGTTCTGCATCTACTGCAACCACTCAAGCCTCTAATGCAAGTACTTCAGCTACCAATGCAGCAAATTCTGCATCTAGTGCTTCAGGGTCTGCAACTACAGCAACTACTCAAGCAACTAATGCAAGTACTTCAGCATCTACTGCTACGACTCAAGCCACTAACGCAAGCAACTCAGCTACTACAGCAAGCACTCAAGCAACTAATGCTGCAGCAAGTGCATCGTCTGCTTCAACATCTGCAACTAACGCAGCAAGTTCTGCTACATCAGCTTCAGGAAGTGCTAGTACTGCTACAACACAGGCTTCTAATGCTGCTTCTTCAGCAAGTGCTGCGTCAACCTCTGCTAGTAATGCCTCAACTTCAGCAACAAATGCAAGCAATTCTGCTTCTGCTGCATCAACATCAGCAAGCAATGCTGCCACATCAGCAACCAACGCTAGTAACTCAGCTTCTGCAGCATCCACTTCAGCAACTAACGCATCAAACGCACAGACTGCTGCTGAGGCAGCTAGAGATGCAACACTAACTGCTTACGATAACTTTGATGATCGCTATCTCGGTAGCAAAACCAGTGATCCTACATTAGATAATGATGGCAATGCTTTAGTAGGCGGTGCTTTATACTTTAACTCTGTATCAGGAGTAATGAAAGTATATACAGGCTCTGCGTGGGTAGCAGCTTATGTATCTGGAGCAGACTACTTAGCTAAGGCAAATAACCTATCTGACTTAACAAATACAGCTACTGCTAGAACAAATCTAGGATTAGCAATTGGTACGAATGTCCAAGCCTATGACGCACAGCTTGCTGATGTTGCTGGATTAACACCAACCGATAACGGTGTCATAGTTGGTAACGGTACTAACTTTGTTGTTGAATCTGGTTCTACTCTCAGAACTTCTCTAGGTCTTGCTATTGGTACAGATGTTCAGGCATATGATGCAGACTTAGCTACTATCGCTGGATTAACTCCTACAAACAACTATGCTATCATTGGTAACGGCACTAGCTGGACTTCTTCTGCGTTACCTGCATCAGGTGTAACTTCAGTAACAGGGACTGCTCCGATTGCTTCTAGTGGTGGCAGTACTCCTGCAATCAGCTTAAATGATTCTGGTGTCACTGCTAATACTTATGGAAGTTCTTCTTCTATTCCTGTTATTACAGTTAGTGCTAAGGGTTTACTTACTTCAGTAACCACTGCTACGGTTGCTGGTGGTCAATACTTCGGAAGTGCTGCAGTAAAAGCAATTGCTTATAATGCTTCAAACATTGATGAGAATATTACAATGACTTATAACGGTATGTCCGTAGGAGCTATTACTATTGGTTCTGGTTTCTCAGTTACAGTTAACGCTGGAGTAAGGTGGGTGATACTATGAGTCTCATATTACAAGGATCAACTAGCGGAAGTATCACACTACAAGAACCAGCCGTTGCTGGTACTACTGTATTAACCTTACCAGCCGTATCAGGCACATTTCTTACGACTACATCACCTAAAGCTGGTAATGTGATTCAAGTAATTGATGGCACATTAACTTCTGATTTTTCAACCTCTAGCACATCTTTTGTTACAGCAGGATTAAGTGCTACCATAACCCCAACAAGCTCAAGCAATAAAATATATGCTTTTGTAACTGGTGGTTATACAAATAATAATTCAGGAGTTCAAGGTTATTACACTATTTATCGTGGTGCTACTAATTTAGGTGGAACTAATGGTTTAATGCTTGCTTATAGTAGTGGAAGTCAACTACAAACACCTATTGCATTTGGTTTAATAGATAGCCCAGCAACCACATCTTCAACTACATATACAGTTTATGTTAAAGCGGCTGGTGGAACTACAAATTTTAATGGTTCAAATACAAAAATATCTATTATTTTAATGGAGATAGCAGCATGACAAATCATCAAGCTATTTATGCTCTAAACCCATCTGTAGTAACCATTCGTGGCGATGTAGCTTACGATGCAGACGGCAATGAAGTCGCATACGATAAAGCCGCAGTTCAGGCTTATGTTAATTCTCATGCTTATATTGCTAAAAGAGCCGCAGAATACCCACCCATCACCGATTACATTGATGGTGTAGTAAAGGGTGACCAAGCACAGATTGATAAATACATTACTGACTGCTTGGCGGTCAAGACTAAGTATCCGAAGGGAGTAGCATAATGGCATCAATTATTACAGCCACAACTACAAGTGGATTAACCCAATCTGCCGATAACTCAGGTGTATTACAGTTAGCATCAGGCAGTGGTAACTTAGTTACTGTTCCATCGGTAACAGGTACAGCAATGGTTAGCGGTAATATGCCAGCGTTTAGTGCTCAGATGAATTCAACAAGCATTCCAAACGTAACTTGGACAAAAGTTACTTACGGTACTGAAAACTTTGATACAAACAACAACTTTGCTTCTAGTCGTTTTACTCCAACTGTTGCTGGTTATTATCAAATAAATGCTAATTTAAGATATGCAAATTCAATAGCTGGAACAGTTTTACAAATGGCTATTTATAAAAATGGTGCTATGTATGCTTTTGTTTCAAACGGTGTGCAAAATGTAACAAGAGCTTTATGTGTAGCAACTTTGCTTTATTGTAATGGATCAACTGATTATATTGAAATCTATACTTATCAAAATTCAGGAGCTACTGAATCCACAGATTCTGGGGATATTTACACCTTTTCAGGCGGCATGATAAGGAGTGCTTAATGTTATATAACAAAATTAAAACAATTTATCCACAACTTATTGATGAAGATTTTGACATCGGTGGAACAATAATGCTACAAAACGATTCAGACGGCAAAGGCGATTACATTGCTAAATGGGAACACCCAACCTTGCCAAGACCAACAGCAGAGGAGTTAGCATAATGCCAATTACCTTAGACGGCACAAACGGAATTACACAGGCTGGAGAGTTTAACTCCGATAGTAGCTTTGGATTTAAGAACAGAATCATCAATGGTGCGATGGTGATTGACCAGCGTAATGCTGGTGCTTCTACAACCCCATCTTCTTCTACTTATACATTAGATAGATGGTATGCTTTATTTAATCAGGCATCTAAATTTTCTGTTCAGCAAAATGCTGGTTCAGTAGCACCGCCAATAGGGTTTACTAATTATCTTGGAGTAACTTCTACTTCTGCTTATACAGTCGGTTCAACAGATTATTTAGGAATAGTACAAAGATTTGAAGGTTATAATACTGCTGATTTAGGATGGGGAACTGCTAACGCTAAAACTGTAACATTGTCATTTTGGGTGCGTTCAAGCCTTACAGGAACTTTTGGTGGTGCATTAATAAACAATGCTGGCGATAGAAGTTATCCGTTTACTTACACTATTTCAACTGCAAATACTTGGACACAAGCAAGTGTAACTATTGTTGGAGAAACCACAGGAACTTGGGCAACAACTAATACCACCAGTATGCAACTGTTTTTTGGTTTAGGTGTAGGTTCAACATATAGCGGAACTGCTGGTTCATGGGCTTCTACTCTTTATTGGTCAGCCACAGGAGCAACATCCGTAGTCGGCACAAACGGAGCAACTTTCTACATTACAGGAGTTCAGCTAGAGGTAGGCTCTACAGCTACTAGCTTTGATACCCGCTCCTACACCACAGAACTGCAACTTTGCCAACGCTATTACACATTTAGCCCATATGGCACAACTAGTTATCCAAGCTCAGGCGGGTATGCAAGAGGATATTCATCATTCAAAGTAACAATGCGAACAACTCCAACGATTGCATTTGTTGACGCTGGTAGCGGCGGAAGTAGCATTAGCTCAAGTGCATATGTTGATGGTTTATCTAATACTTATGGAAGTTTAACTGCGGCTGCTGCTGGAACATATAGTTGGACTGCAAATGCGGAGCTATGATTATGTATAAACAAACTAAAACTATTGAAGGTCAAATTCGTAATGACCAAATTCAGCGTACAAGCGACAACGCTTATATCCCATTCGACCCAGCCAATGTAGATTTTCAGCAATACCAAAAGTGGTTAGCAGAAGGCAATACTCCAGAGCCAGCAGAAGGAACTGAATAATGACCGAAGCTGAATTAAAACTCCTAAGCCATGAAGAAGTCTGTAAGGTTCGATACGAGCAGATACACGCTAGACTAAAGAGACTAGAACAGATTCTCATAGGCACTGCTGGATTCATTATTATAACTTTGTTAACCTTGGTACTTAAATGAGTATAGCACATTCCGTAGGTAAGAACTTAGTAGCTAACACTAAGACTACTATGTTTACTGTTCCTACAAGAAATCTTGCTAAATGGAGTTTACTCTTTACTACAAACCACAGCACATCTTCTAAATGGTTTAGTGCATGGTGGTACGATAAGAGTGCAAATACTGAAATTGAAGTATTGTTTCAATATAGTTTAACTGCTAAAACATTCATAAGAATAGATGGACAGGCTTATGTAATGTTAGATGAAGGTGATGAAATCAGAGTACAGTCAGAGACAGGTTCTACAACAACTTGTATTATCACTGTAGAAATAGAGCAACGTAGTACCGTACAACAGTTTTAATAAGGAATAATAATGCCACTCGCTAAAGGTAAGTCACAAAAGACAATCAGTAAGAATATCTCTAAGATGGTCAAAGAAGGAAGACCACAGAAGCAAGCAGTCGCAATCGCATTATCAACCGCTAAAATAGCTAAACCCAAGAAAAGGAAATAATATGCCAATGGTCAAAGATAAGAAGTTCCCCTATACAACTAAGGGTAAGAAGCAAGCTAAGCAGTATGCTAAGAAGACTGGTGCTAAAGTAGTTGCTAAGCCTATGAAGAAGATGGGAGCTATGCGTGGCTACTAAGCCTTGTTTTAAGTGTAAAGAAACCAAAGAAGTATCTTTGTTTTTTAAACACAACCAAACAAGTGACGGTTATCACAGCTGGTGTAAGGCTTGCTGCACTGCAGGTAATATTAAGTCAAAAGCTAAAGTATATTCCACGATTGAAGGAAGAGCTAAGATATTCTTACAAAGTTGTAAAAGAAGTGCCGCAAAAAGAAATCAAGAGTTTTCTTTAACTGTAGAAGATATAGTAAGTTATTGGAAAGAACAAAATAAAACTTGTGCCTATTCTGGGGCTGAAATGACTCTTGAAACAGGTAAATTAAATACTGTCTCTATTGAAAGAATTAATAGCAAAGTCGGATACACCAAAGAAAATACAGTTTTAGTTTGCTACATTGTAAATAGAATGAAATCAGATTTTAAATATGAAGATTTTTATAACTACTGTAGCCAGATTGCTCAGTTTTTAGGCAACGAAGATCTTAAACTAGCCGTAGGGGGTTACAAATGAAACAAGGTCTGTATAGTGCAATTCACGCAAAGCGTCGTCGTATCGCTGCAGGATCAGGCGAGAAGATGCGTAAGGTAGGGGCTAAGGGTGCTCCTACTGCTAAAGCTTTTAAGCAAGCTGCTAAGACAGCGAAGAAGAAATGATTAAAAAAGGTAAGGAAACCTTCTCAGGCTATAACAAGCCTAAACGTACTCCAGGACATCCTACTAAGTCACACGCTGTATTGGCTAAGTCTGGAGATACGGAGAAGTTAATTAGATTCGGTCAACAAGGTGTAAGCGGAGCAGGTTCAAGCCCTAAGACACCAGCAGAGAAGGCTAGACAGAAGAGCTTTAAAGCTAGACATGCAGCGAATATTGCTAAAGGTAAGCTATCTGCTGCGTACTGGGCAGATAAAGTTAAGTGGTAGGGTATTGACTTTTAACCAATTTTATGGTATAATATATAACTATGGCATCAATGAACTATATCCAACTCGTCAATGACGTGCTTATTAGGCTACGTGAGCCAGAGGCTACCTCAGTCTCTGATAATGCCTATGTTAAACTTATCGCTAAGTATGTCAATGATTCTAAAAGAGTCGTAGAAGACTCCTATAACTGGAATGCTTTGTCTGATACCCTATCTGCTACCACTACAGCAGACGTGTTTAACTACGTTCTAGTGGGCTCAGGACAGAGATTCAGAGTTATCGATGTTATCAACGATACTCAGAATGCATTCGTAGAACTAGCCTCTACTAAATGGATGGATCAACAGTTCTTAATGACCACTCCTCAGAAGGGGTCTCCTGCATACTATAACTTTAACGGTACTAACTCCAACGGAGATACTCAGGTAGACTTATACCCTATTCCTAATGGTGCTTATAACCTTCGTTTTAACATTATTAAACCACAAGTACCCTTAGCAGTGAACGCTGATGTGCTTCTAGTTCCTGAAGAACCAGTAATCTTAGGAGCTCTTGCAAGGGCTCAGGCAGAGCGTGGTGAGGACGGAGGAGTCCAAGCTGGGGAGACATATCAGTTAATGAAGCAGAGCTTAGCAGACGCTATAGCACTGGAATCAGGACGGTATTTAGAAGAACAAGAGTGGGTCTGGAACTAATGGCTAGTCCACTACAGACATCTTCAGTAGCAGCTCCTGGGTTCTACGGATTAAATACTCAGGAGAGTAGTGTTACGTTGTCTTCAGGGTATGCTCTGAAGGCACAGAATTGTGTGATTGATAAGTATGGTCGTATCGGTGCTCGTCGTGGATGGACACCAGTAAACTCTGCAGTTAACACAGACTTAGGTTCTAGTAATCCAGTGGAGTTTATCTTTGAAGTAGTCACTGGTGGCGGTACAGATGTTCTGAGTGCTGGTAATAATAAGTTATTCGTAGGAACAACTACGATGACTACTAAGACAGTTCGTAATACTACTAACAGTGGTAATGCTACATATACGATTACTGCTAATGATTGGCAAGGTGCTGCTCTGTCTTATGGCGATGTAAGCGACTTCCAACCTCATGTGTACATGGCACAAGCTTCTCATCCTATGCTAGTATATCATGAGTTACCTGTTTCTGGTAATCCTTTTAATTCACATGATAGTGGTACATTTGGTTATCAAAGAGTAGGAGATGCTGCTGCATTACCTTCTAATCATACTACTTCAACATTCATGCCTAGCTGGGTATTATCTGCTTATGGTAGGATCTGGTGTGGTGGTATCAGTGGAGATACACAGACAGTTTATTTTAGTGATCTTTTAGCTGGTACAGATTTTCAAAATGGTTCTGCTGGTTACTTAAACCTACAAGAAGTATTGCCTAATGGTGATCCTGTAGTCGCTGCTGC